AATATTAGCAAAAGCACGTGAAGACGAAGAAAAAAATAAAACTACTGACGAAAAAACAAAAGAGCTTGATGATAAATTAAAAAAAGCGACAGTAGAAATTGTAAATGGGAAAATTGAAAATGCTTTATTAAAAAAAGGAATAAGCGAAAATAAGGTTGAACGTGCAGTTAGACTTATTAATAAATCTAACATATTAGAAGAAGACGGAACTATTGATAGTGGAAAATTAGCTACTGAAATAGAAGATGTCTTAAAAGAGTTTCCAGAACTATTAAATACTAAAAGCGAAGAACAAAAGGGCTTTAAAATTGGTGGAGATGGTAAGGAAGATAGTAAAGACAGTGACTTTGAAAAAATGAAGAAAGTCATGGGATTAAAATAGCCAAAAAGGAGGAATAATAATGGCAAACAATATTCAAAAATTTAAAAAATATGTAACTTTATTAGATGAAGTATATAAAGAAGCAGCATTAACAAGTGATTTAGATAGCGATGCTGAATTAGCAAGAGAAGGAGCAAATGCTGATGAAATTATAATCCCAAAAATTGATATGGATGGATTAGGAGATTATGATCGTAACAGCGGTTATACAAATGGAGATGTAACATTTAAAAATGAAACAGTTAAATTTAACTATGAACGTGGAAGAATGTTCACAATTGATAGCATGGATGACGAAGAAACAGCTGGACTTGCTTATGGTAAACTTTCAAGTGAGTTTATTAGAACAAAAGTAGCTCCAGAAGGTGATGCTTTCAGATTCGCAGCTTATGCTAAAAAAGCTGGTACTAAAAAAGCAGAAACTTTAAATACTGGTGCTGATGTAATTGCTGCTTTAAGAACTGCAATCACAAAAATGGACGAAGATGAAGTGTCAAAAGAAAATAGATATTTATACATTACACCAACTTTAAAAGGTTTAATTGATGATTTAGACACAACAAAATCAAAAGAAGTGTTAAAATTATTTGCAAAAGTAAAAGAAGTACCACAAACAAAATTTTATACTGAAATCAAAATGAATGATGGTAAAACAACTGGTCAAGAAAAAGGTGGATATAAAAAAGATACTGCTGGAAAAGACATTAATTTTATAATTATAGAAAAATCAGCAGTTATGCAATACAACAAACATATTGCTCCAAAGGTAATAACACCAGAACAAAATCAAACAGCAGATGCTTGGAAATATGGATATAGAAAATATGGTCTTGCTGATGTTTATGAAAATAAAACAGCTGGTATTTATGTATCACACAAAGCTGCTTAATAAGGATTAATAATGGCAGTGTTTAAAAATAAAATCACTGGTAAAATAGTAGAAGAGACTCTAATTTATTATGTTCAAAAGTTAGAGTCTGATTCTAACTATGAAAGAGTGAAAGAAGAAAAGGAAATTAAAAAAGAAATAAAAGTAAAGGAGTGATTTTATGACTCTTTATATAACAAAAGATTATTATTCTACTATTTTTAACGGAAAAGAAATTCCAGAAGAAAATATAGAAAAAAATTTAAAATTAGCACAAGAAAAGATTGATAGTATAACTTTTAATAGAATTAGAAGAATAGGATTTGAAAATTTAACCGATTTTCAAAAAGAAAAGATAAGCGAAGCAATTTGTTTACAAGCTGAATATATTTACAAAAATGGCTATAATAACGAAGAAAATAGTGATATTACTTCATATAGCGTTTTAGATATATCAGTAAGTGTAAATGATAAAAAAAAGAATACTATAGCTTACAAAAACAACATAAGTGAAAGAGCGTATGATCTTATTCATCAAACTGGATTAGATAGTAGAATAAATGGCTAAAAGAATAGAAAAATTACCATTTCCAGACTGGCTGTTAAATATTGATTGTAAAATCAAATTAAATAGTCCAGGAATAAACGAAGATGGCGAACCTATTTCAGCTTTTGAAATAGACAAAAAATGTATTTTTAGCGAAAAATCTAAAAGAATAATATCTAGTGATGGAAAACAAGTAACTTTATTAGGTAAAGTTATTTTGAAAGGTGATATAGCTCCTAATTTATCAAATGTTAGTGATGGTATTGTTATAATAAACAACAAAACTTATGAAATATATGCTGGTTATAGACCAAGAAATCCAGATGGAAGTGTTCATCATACTGAATTTGAAATTAAATAATGAGTGTTAATGTAAAACTAAATTATCAAAATATTAATTTAGTAAAATCTATAGCAAAAGAAAGTTTATTGAAAACTGCAGATGCAATTAAAACTGATTTAACTAATAGTCAAACATTACCGTTTGACACTGGTGAACTTCAAAATAGAAGTGCTTCTATAGACGATAGTAAAGCAAATAAAGGAAAAGTAACTATTGGATATGATACACCATACGCAAGAAGACTTTATTATCATCCAGAATACAATTTCAAAAAAGATAAGAACAAAAACGCTGGTGGAATGTGGTTTGAACCATATATAAATGGTGACAAAAAAGACTTGCCACAAAAGTATTTTGAAAAATTTATGAAAGGTAAAGTATGAAATTAACTTTAAAGCAAATAAAAGATTATTTTAAAGAAGAATTTAAATGGAAAGACAGTATTTCGATAGGAAAAATTGATAATAACCAAGAAAAAGCAATATGTTTTTATAATTCTAAAAGGCAAATTGTATATGATTCTAAAATAGGTGGAATAAATAATAAAACTACATATATAAAACCTATAACTATTTTAATTAGATATACTAAAAATCAAGATAGTGCTGAAATAATGGCACAAAAAATATATGAGTTCTTTGAAGAAAGAACTTTTTTTATTGATGAAAAAAGAATATTTACGATTATGAGTACTGAAGAACCTATTAGTTTAGGAACTGATGATAACAATATCTATGAATATTCAATTGAAGTCAATTTGTACATTGGAAGGAGATAAAGAATGGCAAAATTAACAATGGGACAATTTGCAGTAAGTCAATGCAAATTTGAAATAAAAAAAGAAAATGCTTACATACCAATAGCAGATATTGAAGAAATATCTTTAAAAGTAGATAATCAAACACAAACTTGGTATTCAATAGCTGATGGTGGTTGGCAAAATGCTTTATTAACAGCAAAAGCTTTAACTGGTTCATTTAGCGGTAAAAGAACTTTAGGAGATGCTGGTAATGACTATTTAGATAGTTTTAGATTAAACATAGGAAAAGAAGCTGAAGCAGATTTCAAAATAACTTTCCCAAATGAATCTAGTTTAGAATTTACAGCGATAGTTGGTATAACTGATATTTTAGGTGGAGCAACAGATGTTGTTCCATTAACTGGAGATTTAACAGCAAAAGGTAAACCAGTATTTAAAAAATCAGCTTAATTTAAGGAAAGAGTAAAATCTTTCCTTTTTATTTTTATAAAAAAGGAGAAAAAATGAGAATAATAGATACAAAAATAACAAAAGAAATGTTAAGTGGAGATAATTTCCCACAATTAAAAATAGGGGACAAACTTTATACTGTCGATAACAGACAGTCAACTTTTGACAAAATCCAAGATATTCAAAAAGATGTAACTTTAACTGATAAAGAAAAACAAGAAAAAACTTATGAATTAGCATTAGGAACTAAAGAAGCTAAAGAAATAAACGAACTTGATTTATCAGTAGAAAGTAATGTATATCTTTCATTTTGCATAATGGGTGCAATTACGGGACAAAATCCAGATGAATTAATGGACGCGGCTAAAAAGGGAAAATAATCACCCAGGATAGTTTTTATGATAAAGATTATGACTGGGATTTAATAGTTTCTTCTTTTGCACAGCAATATGGAATAAGACTATATCAAGAATACGAAAGTATATCTTGTGAAGAATTTAGGCAATTGTTAGTCGGTTTAAATAGCGAAACAGCTTTAGGATATGTTGTTACGATTAGGTCTGAAACCGATATAAAAAGAATTAACAATATGACTAAAAAAGAATTAGAGATAAGACAAGAATGGTCTAATTTCTTGAAAAAACAAAAAAATAAGGTCGAACAAAAGGAATTATCTTCTAAGGAAATAGATGATATTTTTTCTAAAATGTTTGGCAGTTAGGAGGAAAAATGTCAGCAAAAGTAGGTTCAGTTTATATGGACTTAGAATTGAATGATAAAGGTTTTGATAAAACTCTCCAAAATAAAGCAACTGGTGCTGAAAACGTAATGGGCGGAGCAATGGGAAAAATTGCCGGTTTTGTCGCTGGAGCGTTTGCTGTTGGTTCAATTATAAATTTTGGAAAAACAGCTGTTCAACAAGCAATGAGTATGCAATCTGCTTGGACTGGATTAAATTCAATCGTTACCGGAGCTGGGGCATCATTTGGACAAGCACAAAAATTCATAACTGAATATACAAAAGATGGATTAGTTGCAGTAAACGAAGCAGTAACTGCTTATAAAAATCTTCTTTCTAGAGGGTATAACACAAATCAGATAGAAAAAACTATGATCGCTTTAAAAGATAGTGCATCTTTTGGTAGACAAGCTTCGTATGGTCTAGGAGAAGCAGTTATGAGCGCAACAGAAGGTTTAAAAAATGAAAATTCTATTCTAGTAGATAATGCTGGAGTTACCAAAAATGTGGCTAAAATGTGGCAAGATTATGCTAGAGTACATGGTATTACAGTACAACAAATGACACAAGCTCAAAAAATACAAGCTGAATACAATGGAATTTTAGAAGAAACAAAATTCCAAACTGGAGATGCAGCAGTTTATTCGCAAACTTTAGGTGGTAGAATTCAAGCTTTAAAAGCATCGTTTTCTGGCTTAACAACTGCAATAGGTCAAGTTGTTGCACCTATAGTAGGTTTTTTGATACCAGTTTTGACTACTGCTATAAATGCTGTAACAAGCTTTTTTAAAGCAATAGGAGGAATATTAAAAACATTCGGAATATCTTTCCCAGATGTTGTTTCTAAAGCATCTAATGGAATTAAAAAAGTTGGTGGAATGGCCGGTAAAACAGCAGATAATATAGGAGCAACCGGTAAAGCGGCACAAAAGGCAGCTAAAGAAATAAATAAAGCATTTGCTGGAGTTGATGAAATTAATGTTTTAAACACAAAACAATCATCGTTTTCTGGCGGAAATGGTGCTGGAAGTGGAGCTGGAGGTGGTGTTGATTTTAATGAAGTTGATTCTGGTATTACTTCAACGACAGCAAAAGCTAGTGATATGTCAGATATTTTAAAAGAAAAATTTTTAGGAATTGGAGAAATTCTAAAAAAAATATGGGATAGTGCGCCAGTTCAAGCATACGTTTATTTTACGAAAGCACAATTTAATGCTTTAGTAGTTTTTTTGAAAACAATGTGGAAAACAATATCTAAAAACGCAATTGAAACTTGGAAAGATATGTCTGGAAATGTTTCAACCTTGATTAAAAATATGTCTTCTTTTTTTACACAATATTGGATTGATTCGGCTGAAACTATAAAAACTTGGGCGCCAATAATAACTGATAATGTTTCTACATTATTTTCTTCAATTTGGAAAGACGCAGTTGACCCTTATCTTCAACAAATAACTAAATTAATATCTGACTTTTTTGGAATTTTAGACAAATTATGGTTTGATGAAGGAAAAAGGCTTTTAGATGCAGTAGGTACGTTTATTAATTTATTAGTTAAAAACATTCAAATGATTTGGGACAATGTTATGGCACCAATTATAAAACCATTTTTAGAAATGTTTTCAAATTTATGGGATAAACATTTAAAAGGTGCTTTAGAATCAACAATTAAATTTGTAATGAATTTAATATCAACTTGTATTGAAATTTATGATTCAGCATTAAGACCAGTTATTGAATTTTTGTATAAAATTTTTAAACCAGCATTCGATGTTACTTTTGGTGCAATAACTGGTCTTATCGGTTCAGTTGTTAGTGCAATAGCAGACAATTGTAAATTTTTAATTAATGCTTTTAATGGAATAGTTGATTTTATAGGTGGAGTTTTCAGTGGAAATTGGGAAAGAGCTTGGCAAGGCGTTAAAAATATATTTAAAAACATTATTTATGGCTTAGCTGGATTTATAAAAGCACCAATTAATTTTATAGTCGATACAATAAATGGGTTTATAAAAGGCCTTAATAAAGTTAAAGTTCCAGACTGGGTTCCTGGAGTTGGTGGAAAAGGTATTAATGTTCCTTTAATTCCAAGACTTGCAAAAGGGGGATATTTAGAGGCAAATAATCCAAGACTTGCAATAGTTGGAGATAACAAAAGAGAAGGAGAAATTGTAACGCCAGAAAGTAAAATTTATGACCAAGTAGTAAAAGCACTTCAAATGTATCAAGGAACAACAAGCAAAAATTCTAATGAAATGAATTTAAATATGACTTTCTTTGTTAAATATGAAGATGGAAGAACAATTATCAAAAAAATTAATAAAACTCAAGCAGAAGCTGGAGAAATATTACTTGAAATATAGGAGAAAATATGGAAGAAAAATACATAATAGAAATAGATGGTGTTCAATATAAAATTGATGGTTTAAAATTTAATTATTCTCAATTAGATGGAGATGACACTGGTAGAGGTGATGATGCTTCAATGACTAGGGACGTTAAAGGTCTTTTAAATAAAGTTACATGTTTATTTAAAGATTCTGAAATGTTAATTGGCGAAAATTTATCAAAACTTCTTAAATTGTTAGAAAAAAAAGAATGCACTTTTTCTTTTTTTGATGCTAAAGATAATTCAAGAATAACAAAACACATGTACATAGTAGCAGATGAAGTGGAAGTATTTTTATTGAATGGCGAATTTATGGCAAAAGAATTTCAATTGCGATTTACTCCAATGGAGGTAGATAGTATATGATACAAGTATCAGAATCTTATCTAAATGCTCTAAAAGGTTATTCTTTTTCTCCAAGAAGTAAAATAGTAGTAGAAGGTGTTGAATATTTAGGAAATGTAATAAAAACATTTCCTAAAATTAAACATCAAGCAACCTCAATAATGGGGTGTTTTCCAACTAAAACTTTAGATTTTGAAATATATAATTATAATAATGATATTAATTTTTTGAACAAAGAAATCGAAGTTTATTTAGGCTTTTTTATTGATGGAGAAACAAAGTGGGTAAAACAAGGCGTTTTTATTCCTAAAGAAAAAAATGTAGAAACCAATATAAGTACAAAAATAATAAATTTTAAAGGTGTTGAAGATAAAACACAATTTTTAAATTCAAAATATATAAGTAATTTAAATTGGGACGAAAAACACACCGGATTAGAAATAATTCAAGAAATATGCATAAACCTTGGTTTGAGTTTATTTAGTGAAGATTTTCCACTCGCTAATTATGAGTTTAAAAAGCCAAATTTTAAGGAAAATATTAGTTATAGAGAAGTTATTGCAAAACTAGCTGAAATAGGTGGTGCGATAGCTTTTTTTGATAATGAAAATAAACTTAAAATCAAAAAGCCAACTGAAACAAATTATATAGTTGAAAGAAAAAACTTTAAGGAAATAAAAGCTGAAACAGAAAAAGTTATAAATACAATAGTGCTGGGGAAACAAAATATAAGTGACGATATTATTTATCCCGAAACATTAGCTGAAGAAAGAAACGAAAAAAAAATACTAGATAATCCATACGTTGACCTAGTAAGAAAAGAAATAATAGCAGAAGTATCTAAATATATATTGAATTTTAAATATCAACAAGTTGAACTTAATAATTTTATAGATGGATATATTTTTGAATTGAATGATGTTGTTAAAGTTAAAGACAGAAATGGAAATTTACAAAATTTAACAATTTTAGATATAGAAAGAATTTCTAGAATACATTCAAATGTAAAAAGTTTATCAAAAGAACAAGACAAAACTAATTATTCAATAGCCGGAAGCATAAAAGAAGATATAAAAGAAGTAAAATTTGAAGTTAATCACGCCAACCAGACA